GAACTTAATCTTAATTGTTGTACCGTCTTCTTCGTTGTAGACGGTCTCGATAAACTGCTCCTTAGACGCAAGGAAAGGGTCTAGTTGCCTAGACCCCCTCTTGTTACGACTAAATAGGGCGAGTAGCGCTGCCTTCAACACTCTTCGCACCTCGCATCCATTTGCCACACTTGTTACACTGGAAACGCTGGTATGTAGACGTTGTAGTTCTTGCGAAGCCACGACGCTGTAGGTCGGTAGACGCACAGTTTGGGCATCCGCCTTCTACTCCGTCATGCAATGCGCGGTGTGGGTGGTGCTTAATCCACGGCTGCAGCTTTGCATAAAGGTCAATCAGCAGGTTAACATCCTGAATCTGATATTCCTTCATTTCCTTCCAGGCCTTCTTATCGTTTGCCATACAGGCAATCCACAAGTCAAAGCCTGAGTGCTTGACCTTTGAGCCAACGCCTAGTTTCTGCGATACGTAGTCCAACTTGTTCGAGGGGAACTTAAATTGCGACCGCACCACTCGCATAAGGTCAAGCTCTTTGTATGGTGATGGAGGTAGGTAGCCGTTTTCAACAAATTCTCGCTTGATATGCTTACTGTCAAAGGCTTGTGAGTTCCACCCAACAAGCACATCAGCCTCTTCCATAAGAGCGTGGAGTTCGTCAAGCATTGCCTTCTTTCCATCGTGGTGAACCGACTTAAAGATGACCTTTTTCTGGCCATCCCATCGTGCACCGAAACAGATTACCTCGGTAGATGCAACCATCTGATTGATACCAACATTCTGGTCCCAAAGTCCCCACACGTAAGCAAGGTTAGGTCGTGTCTCTAGGTCTAGAAATAGTACTTTCATGCGCCTTAGTCTTTCCAACCGGCTTCAAGAGTCGGTATGTGTTTAGAGTTCCTCATCGAGATGATGAAGTGCCTTACTGCATCATTCGCGTGAGGCTTGCCCGGTACGTGAAGGCCCATCTTCTTTAGACGGTTGTCATCACATAGAGGCTTAATCTTTGGTTCTTGGTACTTGATTGGTATGAGTTTACCATAGATACCTTCTAGTGCGCCAATAATGTAAACTGGCGATAGGTCTGCACCGTAAACGCCTTCGCGCAAAGTGAACGATTCGCACACGATGGCATCAATGGCGATGTCGCTTAGGACATCATCCGCGAAGTCGATAAAGCCCTTGAGGCTACCGGCAATCTGCCCACGCATAATAAGTTCTGGGAACTCATCCTGCTGCACATCGAAGATTGCGTAACCCGTAGTGCCACCTGGGTCTAGGCTAAGAATTGTCGACATTGGTTTCCTCCTTGAATACCTCATAGGTTGTTCTGGCCTGCTGTAGCGCCCAGTACTGATAGCACTGCTTCGCTAGAATATAGGTCGAACCTGATACGAACTTCTGTGCATGAAACTCAAGTGCCTTGATGTCGTACTTGACATCCTCGAACTTTGCCTTCATGCTCATATTATCTACTGCCATGCTGCTCCTTTACTATTTCGAGCAACTCTTTAATCGCTACTTCTGCCTGTTGTGCAACAACACCGTTGCCACACATCATCATTTTTTCTTTCCTTGATACGCCCTCGACGTTCAAGAAATCTTTTGGTAAGCCCATCATCCATGCAACAAAATCTACATTGAGTCGTGGACCGTCTGACTGACCGTCATATACAACTGGGTCTGGATAGTTCTCGCCAGTAATATTAACCCATCGGTCAACTGCTGGCTGGTACTTGCCAAGGTTGCGACCGTCTACTTCTCCGCTGTTAAATATTGCTCTGGCTACGGTGTCCGTTTGCACAACGCCATCACGGAGGTGTGGTGCTGTGCCGTCTTTGTAGTCGCGGGTTACTGGTGTTGGTAGAAGTTGCATTGGCTTACCGTCAACGCCACGACCCTCTACAGCAAGACGAATCGCAACACCTAGGCTTGCGCCAGGCATTCCCTTAGTCTTGCCATCTGTGTAATCCTGACGGCGCTGGAGATAGTTCTCTAGCGGCTCATCGTGGTTACGGACGTGGGCTACTGCTGGCGTAGGCAACAATGAATATTCGCTGTCGCTGGTGTGGTGCTCCGACTTCGGAAGCCCGTAAATCTTGCCAGACTGCATCATACCCCGACTCAGCCAAGTCTGCGAGTACGACCGATAGTGCTCGCATGACATTTTCTGGGTTGTCTCCCATACACGTCTTGCAGTATTCCATGTCGCCACTAGCTTTAGCACTGAGCAACCCCCTTACGTTTTCGATGATGATATATTTTGGCTTTAGTATATTGATTGCCTTGTGATACTCCGACCATAGGCCAGAACGAGTTCCATTCTTCAGGCCCTTGCGAGCGCCAGCATGGCTCAGGTCTTGGCACGGAAAGCCACCAGTCAAGATGTCTACCGGCTCCACCGATTCCCATTCTACCTTTGTAATATCCTTGTAGTTAGGCGTGTCTGGGTAGTGGTGAGCAAGCACCTTGCTTGGTGCCTCAGCCCACTCTACGTGCCATACAACTTCAGCATCTGGAAAGTTTGCCTGCACAGCAGAGTCAAGCGCTCCAGTTCCAGAAAAGAGACTACCGATTTTCATTTGCTAGTCCCCTTATCTTTTTGCTAATCGTTCCTTGATTGATGCCAGTGAGTTTTGATACCATACCTTGAGAAGTTCCCATTCCCACAGCCTCAGCAATAAGGCTGTAATCGGTACTATGATTAGCACGACTGTAAAGTACATTCCTAAGTATATATAAAGTGCCAACATTTAGATTGCCTCCAGTCCTGTCTGTCTTATTGATTAGCTTGCTGATTGTTGAATGATGAATCTTGCCGTCCACAATCGCAGACAGTTGCCGGCTAGAGAATATCTCATAGCGAGCAATGTCCACGATGTGAGTCAGTAGTTCATCGCGGTCTAACTTATCGACTGCTTCACGAAGCCAGATTGCCTTATTTAGAGCAGCTGCAACCTGCATCTCTTTTGCTCTATCCATTTACAACCACCTCCAAATAAGTTTTCTGACCTTCTACTACCAACTGTGCACGTGCCTGAGAGTGAAGAGCCTGGACCATTTCATCGAACTCACGCTTGCGCTTGTCGCTGAACTTCTTGTATGCCTCTTCGTATCGAATCTTGCCACCCTTGTCGGTGATAAGAGTTTCAAGACGGTCGACATCTCGTTGCCACTCTGAAGCAGAGATTGCTCCGGCCATCTGAGTCAAGTTCCAGAACCATTCTTCTGAATACATGATTGCAGTTAGCAAGTGGCGAAGTTGCACTTCTTCGTACTTGTCGTACATAGCAAGCAGAACAGCACACTTCCAGACCGACAACGCTAGACGCTGGCGTGAAGGCTCAATAGATTCCTTCTCTGGATGTGCCTCTGAGAAGTTACCCATCTCCCACTTGAACTGATTGAATCGCTCAAGTGCTGGCTGGCTAAGGCGTACCGGGCGAGGCCCGTTGGCACTCTTCTTCTGCCACCACATAACGCTTTCAGATAAGCCCTTCATCATCGACTCAAGAGTTTCGTCTCGGACGTTGACTTCGTACTCATCAGCCTGCTGAATATCTTCAGACTCTTTTGTGCGAGGTGGTGTCGGTGCAGTTACATAGATGAAACGAGCCAAGAATCCCGAACGGAAATACTCAGTCGTTAGCACGTCTGCGGTCTTGCTAGTGATGCCCATTAGGTACATGATGAAGTTAGTTTCAGCACGTTCCGTCTGGGTCTTGCCCTTTGCCGAACGGATAGTCACAGGTACGTGGCCATCGTAGAGTTCAGTAAAGCGTTCTGCAGCTGAGGCCATGTAGGTCTTGTTGATAAAGTCCTTGAACATACCCTGAACCTCATCGCGGTGAAGCAATGAAGTCTGCTTGTCTCGCTCGCCCAGGATGGCTGTCAAGCCTTCTGGGGTTGCATCCGAACCGATGTCAATCTGGTATCCAGAGAACTTCTCATACTGGCGCACAGCGCGGAGCATCAGGTTTCTAGAGGTCGACTTGCGGGTCAGGGTGGTTTCACCCAAGACCATGAACCAAAGGTTCAAGCCCATCTTGCCGAACTTTGGCACAGCATAGCCGACATCCGAGAACACGCATGACAGCAGAGTCCACGCAGATGCGTTCTGATATGCGATTGCACCGTCAGTCTTGCTGGTTGCCCAGTCGCGGTAGATGTCGATGAAGTTGCGGTGCTCCATAACAGTCATGCGCTCTGATTCGGTTAGGAATTGAGGCTTGATGTTGCTGATTTCAACCGGCTTCTCAATGTCGGTCAAGTCGATTGGCATTGGAGCTGCAACGTCTTCGCGGAATGAACCGCCGGCTCGCTGAACTTCACGCCACAAGTCGCCGTCTGCATCTAAACGCTTAGGGCGTAGTGGTGAGTGGTACTTGTTGCACTTAGCGTTGCGAACAATGACGAAGACCTCTTCTGCAGTGAGGCCCTGCTTGTAGAGTGCAATCTCCAACTTCCAAAGAAGTTTAGACATGTCTGCGCTCGCAGAAGGTTCTTCCATGTAGAGCCCGATGATTTCAGGGTTGCTCTGAATCTTGGCCATAGTCTTCATCAGGTCAGGCCATGACTCAGGTAGCGCCTCAAGCGATAGTTCGCGGATTGGCTCTACTTCTACGTCTCCGTAGTGCAGCTCTAGGTCGTCAAGAGAATAGATTGCACCGTTGGTAGTTGCAGTAACCGGCACGTTCTTGCCCGGCTTGCAGTTCATGGTGTTAGGGATGCGAAGAAGTTTAGTTGTGTTCCAACCTGACAGGTCGCAACCCTGGTGCTTGTGTGCGTATGCAATCTTCTTTGCAAGCAAAGCTGCAACCTGTGGGTCTACTTCTGAATCAAGCATCCAGTATGTGTGCCAGCGGTCATCGGAAGTCTGCACTGAGATAGATGGCTCGACAAGGAAGTTCTCTGGGCCACAAGCGTCAGCATCTGCGTAGATGACGTGGACGGTCTTAGCATTTTCCTTGATACGGCGTGGCGCATTGAATAGGATTGGTGAATAGTACACGTCTTCAGTATTGCGAGCAAGGCAGTAGTTCACCATGTCTTCAGCCTGTGCTGGGTACTCGAAGAACTTCTGCTCGGTCAACTCACCAGTCGCACCCTTGGTTACGATGGTCGCTAGACCTTTGGCATCGCCATAGACGGAGGCTAGAAAATCGCCTGTCTGCATGTATCCTCCTTTGATTGATTATTTACTCTCCGCAGATTCTGAAGGAGTCGAACCTTCGCTAACGGTGTTGGAGACCGTTGTGCTACCGTAACACTTAGAACCCTGGTGTGGCTATAGCCCTGTCAGAGACTATAGCCAGCCCCATTTTCACGTAGAATGGGCTCACGCTTAGACACCCGCTGACACGCCATCTAAGTACTGCTGCCCCCGCTGGACTCGAACCAGCAACCTTGAAGTTAACAGCTTCCTGCTCTGCCATTGAGCTAGGGGGCAATCGCAACAAGGCTATCCAGCCCTTGCAAGTAGCTGCAATATTAGAAGCAGCAACCTTCAAGCCTTGTTACTTGATAGAGAGAGGCGTGGGGAGGCTACGTGCCCAGTGCTCTGGGTGTCCCGATTTCTTGCGCTTCATCTATCCGGTTGTATCCTACCACCTGCCTCGGCAATGGGTGATAGGACCAGCAAAGCGTAATCGCCACATACCTAGCGGTCATGGAGAGCAGGCCAATGCTGTTTGTGTCCCGACCCGGAATCGAACCGGAGTTATACGCACAAAGGAGGGAGAGATAGAAAGCGTATGGCACCAGCGGGGACTTGTGAGACAGTTTTAAGTCATGTCTCAGGACTGCCCATTTAGGTATTACCAGACATCGCCAACTGGCTTTGCGCCAGAAGCTGCAAGCAATGAAGCTGCGTCTGAGGTTGGCTTATCAAAGCCACCTACCTCGTTACGAGGCTTACCTTCCATGTCGGTGCCAATCTTGACGCGAACGCCAATGGCCTTACCGGCAAGTTCATCTGGAGTTGGAACAGTGAACGAACCAACCGTCATGTCGATACCAAGAGCCGAGAAGAAAGCCTTGGTCTTCCAGAAGTCCTTGGCTACGTACAGTGGAACGTAACTGAAGACACGGCGGTTCTCAACGCCTGGGCCAGATAGTCGGAACTGAATGTTGAAGCGTGGCTTACCAGCGTTCTCACCTGAGCGAACCTCTTCTGACTTTACGTCAAAGATTGTTGCGTTGTATGAGCCCTCTGGCACTGGCGTGTAGTCTGTGCTGGTAGTTGAATCCAGTGCATCCTGAGTAATGTTTAGTTTGATTGCTGACATATTACTGTACCTCCTTTAGTGCGCCCTCTAGCGCTTCCTTGATTTCATTTTCGATTGCACGTAGTGCACCGCATGCTTCTTCTAGTGAAGCATAAGCTGCATCTGCAACGCTCTTTGCCTGCACTACATCAATGTATGCCTGTAGGTATGCTGGCGCGACTTCTTCTGGTGAACGGTGAACCTTTGGTTCTGACTTGTTTTTCTTAGCCATTACTTTCCTCCTTTATTGATAGTATCCATGATTGACTTCATAGATGGGTTGTAGATTTTAGCCGGTAGACCGAAGCGGTTCTTGGTAACCAATCGGTCCGACTGTCCAACTACTAGGACTCGCTGTGGTGGGCCATCTTCCTGAGCCTCGATGGTCATGTAACCAACGATGTCTGGGATAGATGGTAGGGTTGCCTTGAATGAACCAGGAAGCATCGCAGTGGTCTTGATGGCACCACTGTTCTCATCCTTCTCATCGAAAGCGTGAGCAATAAGAATGCTTACGAATGGTGCGGTGTGGAACGTGCGGAAGATTTCATTCGCCCAGTTCTTTAGGTCGCCCCACTTGCCAAACTTGTTACCCTTGTTCTCTGGCTTCTCACCGAAGAACTTCTCAGCTCGGTCCATAACAACACCAATGGTGTCGATGATAACGGTCTGATACTTGTGGTCGCCAGCGATTAGCCAGTCATACACGGCTTGGAACTGTTCGTGCTTCTCGACCTGAATAACGTCTACAGTCTTGAAGTCACGAGCGATAGCAGATGAGCCACCCTCAGCATCAATCAGTAGAACCGGACCAAAGTCTGCAACCTCTGAAATCGAAGCTGCAAGCCAAGTCTTACCGCGACCTGCGTCACCGTAGAACAGCATTGACTTTGGTTTGTTAAGGCTCTCGGCCTTGTGAATCATCTTTAGAAACGCTGGCTCAGGGGCCTTAGTTGCTTCAGTCATTTGTTTCCTCCTTGTTTCTGGTTTGTACAGTATAACACATATGATTCTAGAAACCTAGTAAACATCCGTGTCGGCGTGTCGTTATATACCTATAGAGCATTTGTAGCAATCAGGGTGTGGCGCATACGATTCTGGGTGAAGTCCATCTTGTAGCTCAGACCAAATCGCTTCTAGCCTGGTCCACAAGTCTAGTGCGAACTGTGAATCGTAGTCCACACTGAAAGTCCAGATGTCATTGTCATAAGTACCATCACGATTAATAAATACCAAAGTAACTTTATCAATCTTGATACCTCCTTGGTTTAGTCCCCAAGCATAGAGTTGCGCTTGGCCAACATACTTGCGAAGCGTATACTCTGATGCTGAGTCATGCTTCAGTCCGGCCACAAAGTTCTGCAGCTTCTTAACCTTAGCACGTGATGTTGTCTTCCAGTCGATTAGGTGGTTACTACGTACCAGAACCAAGTCAGGCTTACTAGATATAGAGCCATAGCCGTCAAGAACACCAAGTCCGATTTTCTGTTCGACAAGAGCGCCATCGAAAAGAACATCCCCGCTATTGGCAATAGCACCTTCAATAAATCCGTGAATAGCTGTACCAATCTTGCCTCCCATCCAATACTTCTGTGGCTCCTGCTCTGTCTGCACAAGTGCGTGAGCCAGGTGCCTAGTGCATGGGTCGGATATCTGCGATGCTCCAACCTTGCGTTGCTTATCTCGTTCTGATTCCTGAAGGAATAATCCAACAGTCATCTCTTTAACTTGAGCGTCAGTCAAACTCAAATAAAACACTCTCCTCTCCATCCATTACAACGCCTCCCCAGATTCCTGCATTCACATTATCTGCGATGGCATAGTCGTAACATGCTTTTATGATAGGGCAACCATAGCATAGTTCCTCGGCTTCGTCAATAGATACCAAGATTGTATGGTCTGCGTATATCTCCGGCTTGTTTAGGCATGGTGTTTCATTCTCACGAAGTCCAGCCTTGAGTGCGTTCCAGAACGGAATGGCAGCTTCGGATATCTGCACGGATTCAGACAACTCAAAGACCTGAATCTTTTCCTTCTTTGCTCGGGCCACGCCATTGTTCTGTATCTTCTTTTCCTGATACTTCATCTTGGCGTATTCTTTACGGCACTGTCGGCAGACACGAGCGTTATCAAGCGGGCGAATAAAAGTATTCTCCTCGGTGAACTCGTGTCCCTTAGAACAGTGCGTTCCCCTGGCTCTTTTCTTACCCCACGGATTGTTCTTATCCGCTTGCTCCCACTGATATTCGCTCATCTGTCTCCTAAATACTCTATTGCTTTCTGAAGGAGATTAATATCATCCTTGAATCTGCCAAGTCCATTATTGCAGCTGGCACATAGCAAGCCTCTAACTTTTCCAGTTTTGTGGCAATGGTCTACAGCAAGCGCTCTATCTTTTGACTCTCCGAAACAGATTGCACATACGTTATTCTGTAATGCAAGCATCTCGTTATAGATATCAATTGATATGCCATACCTAGCCTTTGCTCTCCACGCTTTATGTTGCTCGCTTCTGCGTTCTTTATTCTTTGCGTGGTATTCCCTATTCTTTTTATTAGAACAAGGTTTACAGTGAGAATAAATATACTGATTTGACTTCGGGTAATCCGATACTGGTTTAGTTTCTTTACATGTTTTGCAAGTTTTAGTTTCCATACTTACATTATATACTGCACCAACCGAAACACCAGCCAAGGCTACTCTGGCTCGACCAGCCCAGTATCGTCATGCAGCTCCTCAATTGGGTCGTAAACTAAACTGTGAATCCTAGTGGCAACCTCAAGCGGGTCAAGGTCATCGCTCTCCAGGAAATCCTTGATAAGGTTGATTCTATCACGGGCCTCGGACATTAGGATTTCTTCAATCCAGTTTTCTGGTGAAACAACATCCTCACCAGCATAACGCAACTCGTTAAGCTTTGTCTGTCGCCACTCTAGGTAGTCGTTAATCGTATCTGCGTTAATCATTGCTCTCCTCTGCTGGCTGTGGATAGTTTTCCTTTAGCCACTCTTCGTTCATCTTACTCATAGTTTATCCCCTTCTAGCCACACTTTAAATGATGCTTTATCAATCTCACGAAGTTCATATGCCATTTTGTTAGCAGCAGACTTGAGATGGTCAGCAGCAGCTTTCCATCCAGCCTTATAAGCCCTAGTTTCTTTAGCGCCTGCTTCGGGATTCAACTTCAACTCTGAAACTTGCGCTTCTAATTGGGCAATACGAGCATTGCGTTTAGTGAGCGTTGCCTGCAAGCCTTCGATATGAATGTGTAGTGACTCTAGATTCTTTTCTTCATTGGTCATTTACTTCTCTCCTTGGATAAACGCTTCAAGTTCTTCTCTGCTACTAACAGACCAAGGCTTATCAAACACGCTAACCAGTAATTCGATAATGCGCTGTTGCTCATCTTTCTTACCCTGATAGTAACCAGTGCGCCAAGCGCCCTCTCCGCCATCACTCATACTAACCTCAATTCTTTCTTTACCCATTCCCAGAAGTCATCATAGTCGATGTCTTCATAGTCTTGCATTGTTTGGTAGTTCTCTTGGTTGCGGATACGCAGTCTCTCCATCAGGTCATCGTAATGCCACTCGCATCTCTTGCGCTGGACTACCAACTCTTCGCATCCTTCTTCTTTGCAATACTTAGATGCTTCTTCCTTGGCCTCGCGGTTGATTGCACGGATAGCCTCGATGCCTTCGACTGTGCCGGTTCGCATCAGTCTTGCCTGGTGTTTACGGCAGTACTCATATAGTCGCCAGCTCTCAGTGTTGCAATCCTGGACTGAGCAAGGTGGCTTCGGTGTCTTAAGCCTTGGCATCGCGCAGTTCGTACTCCTTAATCAAGTCAAGCACCTGCTTTACCGGTCGCTTGATTGCCTTCAAGTCTTTCACAAGTTCCATACGTGCCTCGATGCGGGCTGTCGCTTGTAGCATATGATAATGCTTCTGCATCTCGTTGTAGATTGGTGTCTCTTCCATTTACTATTCCAGCCTTCCGCTATTTGGCATTACACATACTTCGCAATAAGCCCAGACATCGTAACCCTCGGCCGTTGCATCTAGGTCATCGTTCTCGTGGCCACATGACTCGCACACGAAAGCCCATCTGATATCAGTGGCATCAATACCAGAACCGCGCATTGAACCGCCATCACCGTAATATCCAAGTGACA